AGGCCCACGACGAAGATCCGTTCGCCTCGCAGGAGGCCCTCGGACGCTTCATCGCGAAACAACTCGGAGGAGTCTAATCATGGGCATCTCGAAGACCGAAGCCCTCGCGAAGGCTATGCAAGCCGCACGCGAGGCCGGACGCGCCGAAGCGCGCGCGGAACTGAACCGCGCTCGCCCCGTCGCTGCCGCTAACACGAAGGCGGCGTCGGCGTTCTCGCTCGCGCGCGTCATCGCGTCGTTGGCGTCGAAGGACAAGTCCCTCGCTAAGGACGAGTGGGAGATGTCTCGCGACGTCTGCCGCGACTTCTACAACGCGAAGTCGCTCACGCTCGCGAACGACACGGCGGCGGGGTTCCTCGTTCCGCCGGACGTCATGCGCGACGCGCTCGTTCCGCTTCTGCGTTCGCCGCTCGTGCTCGACACGGCGGGCGTCTCGCGTATGTCGGGACTGACCTACGCTCCCGTGCAGATGCCGCGCCAGTCGGCGGCGGCGACCGGGTACTGGGTCGGCGAAGCGGCGGCGGTGACCGAATCCGATCAGGCGGTCGAGATGTTGTCGATGAACCCGCACAAGGCGGGCGCGGCGACTCGCATCTCGAACACGCTCATCCGCAAGACCCCAGCGGCGGCGGAAGAGTTCGTCCGTCGCGACCTCGCGGAAGTGATGCGTCGTCTCGTCGAGGCGGCGTTCTTCGAGGGTTCGGGCGTGAGCGGTCAGCCGCTCGGTCTGAAGAACATCAGCGGCATCAACACCGTCTCGTTCTCGTCCTCGACGGACGTCACGAAGTGGGCGAAGTTGCAGCAGATGGTGAAGGAGATCGAGATCGACAACGCGAACATCTCGAACCTCGTGTGGGTCATGCACCCGACGGATTACCAGATCCTCGCGGCGATCCAACTCCCGCAGGCCGCAGGCCCGCTGCAAGGCTACCCGATCCTCTCGACCGGGAACGTCGTCGACAAGCAGCCGCGCTCGCTGTACGGCTACCCGATCCTGACGACGACAAACATCACGGCGGGGACTCTGTTCCTGTTCGACCCTGCGGACGTCGTGTTCGCCGACTGGGGGCCGATGGAACTGCGTGCAACCTCGGAGGGTGCAACGCTCGCGCTCGCGGACATGACGCTCGTCACCGCGTTCCAAGAAGTCGACGTCGAGGCGTATCACGCCGTCAGCGTCTGCACGGGCACGTCCTTCGCGGCGTCCTGATAGGAGGATGAAATGGCTGGAAATGCTGTAGGCTACGTGGCGAAGTGCGGCGGCGCGCTCGCGAAAAGCGACGTGTTCACCGCAAGCACCGCCGTAAATGGCGTCGGCGTCGATACGACGGGATTCACGCACGCGACGGGCGTTTTCACGCTCGGGACCGTGGCGAACGTTGCGTCTTCGACCCTCACGCTCAAGGTGCAGGAGTCGGACGACGACAGCACCTACGCGGACATCACGGGCGCGACTTCGGGCGCGCTCACGACCGCGGCGGGAACTTACTCCAAAGCAACCGTCGTGATCGTGGTCAACCTCTTGAGCGGTTCGCGCAAGCGTTACGTTCGCGTGGTTGCTCTGCCATCGGCTCACGCCGTGGACGTTGACGTCGCGGGGATGGTCGCGCTCACCGAGGGCGACGCGTCGGTTCCGACCGCCACGACCTACCTTCGCGTGAATGTCTGACAGGAGGCAACGGTGGATTTGACTACAACGACACGGGTCGCGAATCTCGTTAACGCGGGCGGCACGGCTCCGGCGTCGTTCAATACCACCGTTGCGATCCTCATCGCGACCGTCAGCGCGGCGGTCGAACGGTATCTCGACCGAGGGATCCAGATCGCCGCGCGCACGGAGTACTTCGACGTGACGAACCAACAGCGGGTGTTCGCTCTAAAGGCGTACCCCGTGTCGGCGGTTTCGGGCGTCTGGTTCGACGAGGAGCAAGGCTGGGGGTCGGAGACGGAACTGGACTCCTCGGAGTATCGGTCGCCCGTTTACGATCCTCGCGGCTTGCTGACGCTCGCGATTCCTCAGAACGTCTACATCACTCCCGGCGTCGACGTCGCCTATAGGTCGATGAAGATCACCTACACGGGCGGCATGGCGGCAGACACGGCGGGGTTCATCTCCGCGTTCCCCGACATCGCGGGAGCCGTCGATCATCAGGTCGCGTACCTGTGGCATCGCCGGAACGAACTCGGGATCGCGTCCGTCAGCGGCGACGCGGGTTCCGTCTCGGTGGGAGCGGATTCGTGGTTGCCGTGGGTGAAGGTGATCCTCGAACAGTATCGGCGGCGAACCTGATGCAACTCTCCGCCGACATCGACCTGCGACCCGTCGCGGCGATCATCCGCAAGTTCCCCGAGATCTCGAAGCAGGGGATTCGACTCCCGCTCCTGAAGTGGGTCGGCGACATCGGACTCGCGCTCGCGAAACGCCTCAGCGGTCGCGACGGCAACGTCGGATTAAACCGACGAACCGGGAAGACGCTCGCGGGCAATCTCATCTACGGCGTACAGAACCCGCAGGCGACGAAGGAGGACTCGCCGCCGTCGGTCGGGTTCCAGACGTTCCTCGGCTTCATGGACGCGCACGCGGCGCGCATCGCTCGCGTCCACGAACTCGGAACCGTCGGCAAGGGCGGACGCCTCCCCGACATCACCCCGAAGCGGTTCGAGTTCCTGTGGATCCCCGTGACCTCGATGACGAAGCGTTACGACGCGCCGCTTCTTGAATGGGCGGACGCGAACGGGTGGATCGCGAATCGGAAGAAGACGTCCTACAAGTCGCGGAACCGTATGGTGAAACGCGACGCCCGCTTCGGCGACGTCGTGAAGACGACGACCGCGAAGACGCGCGGCGGGCAGGAGTTCATCCTTCTGCGGAAGGCGTCGATCCCTCCGCGCCTCGGGTTCCAAAAGATCCACGCGGACGCGATCAAGAACGACCTTCCGAAGGTTCTCGCGGCGATCCCGGCGACGATCGCGAAACTCGTCGTCGAGGCGTCGAAGACAGGCGGTCTCCGATGATCGCGACCGTCACGCTCTCGAACGCCTCCGGCTCGTCGATCGCGGCGGGGACGACCGTCGACACGAACTCGCTGCCGTTCGATCACGCCTCGCTCGTGACGTCGCTCCAGTCGCGCGCGGACGGATACGACCTGACGCTCACCGACCCGAACGGCAAGAGCGTCCCGCTCGTCTCGCTCGCGAACGCGAACACGGCGACGGCGCGCCTGCGGTTCAACCTGACGGCGACCCTCGCGAACGGCGGCACGGTCGTCTACACGCTCGCCCACGGGAACCTCGGCAAGCAGGTCTCCCCGTACACGGCGACGGCTTCCGGCGACGCGGCGGTCGGCATGGCGATCGCGTGGGCCTCGCCCGCGCTCCCCGTCCCGTCGTTCCCGCTCGACTTCGCGTTGCCGCGCATCGCGGACGAGTCCTCCTACCCCGAGGCGTTGTCCGTCCGCGTGAACTATCGGAACAACACCCCTCGCCGCCGCTACGCGCTCTCGTGGGCGTCGATCACCGCCGACGAGTGGTACGAGATCCGCGCCTTCCTGTACGGTCAGCGGGGCGGTTCCTATACCTTCACGGAGTCCTCGGCGACGTTCCTCGACTCGGGGACATATGCCGTCGTCCCGAACACCGCGTCGTTTAATCAGTCCTCCCGGCTCGGCTTCGCGGCGTCGTTCGAGGTCGAGGAGGTTCTTCCCTGATGCCGTCGCCGACCGCCTACCGCGAGACGATCTACGCCGCGCTCGCCGCGCAACTCGCGACGATCGCGACCGTCGTCGCCGGGAAGACGTGGAACGGCACGGTGACCCCGCAGGTCGAGCGCGTCGAGATGAACGCGCAGACCCTGCCGCGCTTCCCGCTGATCTACCTAGCGGGGAAGGACGAGACATACGAGCCGCGCGCGTCGGAGTCGACGTGGAATATCTACGTCCGCACGATGACGGTTCGCATCATCTACTTCGTGGAATCGTGGACGCCGGACACGACGATCTCCGGCGCGCTTTACGATCTCGAACTCGCGCTGAACAACCCGACGCTAGGTGGCGTCGTGGACGATCTGATCTTTCGGAGTAACCGTCCCCTGTATGACGAGCAGGGGCAACCGCTCTCGGGACTCGAACTCGTCGTCGATCTGAAGTATAGAACGGCGACGAACGATCCCGCGACGAGGAGGTGACCTATGGGCGAAGCGTTCATCAGCAAGCGGCGGCATCTCGGTCTCAAGATCGAGACGACCAAGGGAACGGCGGAGACACTTGCCGCCGGGGACTACGCGATCATCGCCTACGACATACAGGCGACGACGCAGTTCGGGCGGTTCGACCGGGACACTCAGAAGGCGTACCTCTCGAAACTCCCCGGCATCGTCGGCACGACGGCGGCGCAGATCTCCTTCACCTGCGAGGTGAGGCACTCCGCGAACACGACGACCCTCGACGTATGGGAGCGCGCGCTTCAGGCGTGCGGCTTCGCGCTCTCGACCTCCACGCTCAAGCCGACGTCGAACGGCGACGAACAGAAGACGCTCACGATCGAGGTCGCGCTTGGCGCGTTCGGCACGGGAACCGATGAAGCCGTGATCTTTAAGGCAAAGGGATGCGCCGGAACGGTCACCTTCGAGGGTCGCGTCGGTCAGCCGCTCCTCGCGCGGTTCACGTTCACGGGCGTCTACAACGGCGTCGCGGACGGCACGCTACAGGTTCCGACGCAGGAGACGGGCATCCCGGGCATCTTCCAAGGCGTGAGCGCGACGTGGGGCGGAACGGCTCGCGTTCTCTCGACGATCAACCTCGACGTCGGGAACTCGGTCGTCCTGCGCGAGACGGTGAACGCGTCCTCGGGTCTTCTCCATGCGGTGATCACGGATCGCCGCCCGACGGGTTCTATCGACCCCGACCTCGAACTGGTCGCGACGGAAGACTTCTACGGGCAACTCGCGAACAACACGTCGAAGGCCCTCGCGTTCGCCGTGACGACGGGAGGCTCGACGCGCGTCCAGACGTTCACGCTCGGCGACTGCCGCGTGACGAACGTGAACGACGCGAACCGTAACGGGATTCAGGTCGCCGGGATCGACTTCGAGATCGTCGACACGTCCGACAGCACGACGCCGGACGGCGACATCACGATCGTCATCTCCTGATAGAATCACGTCATGGCAATCGCACTCGACCCGAACCGTTCACACCGCTACGTCCTGCGCGAGGACGCATCCCTCCCCGTCGAAGATCAGACCGTCTTCCTCCTGCGATCGCTCACCGTCCGCGACGACGAGATGATTCAAAACAGCAAGATGGTCGCGTCCTCCGGCGGCGAGTTCCGACTTCAGCCGGGGACGGAGGATCTTATGACCCTTCGCCTCGGTCTGATCGGCGTCGAGAACTTCCGCGACGGCGCGGGAAAGATGGTTCACTTCGACGCAGACAAGGCCGGGCGCGTGACCGACGCGTTCCTGTCTCGTCTTAAGAAGGAATGGCGGAGCGAGATTGCCGATCAGATTCGCACGCTGAACGCGCTTACGGTCGACGAAAAAAAAGCCTGACCGTCGCCGGATGCGCGGCGGCGGGCGGGTTCGATCAGGACTGCCGAGTATGTCGAAAGATCCCGCAGACAATCCGCGACCGTTGGGGATGCGACGCCGACGCGCCGTCGCCCTTCGCGTTTCTCGCGTGTCCCGAGTGTTCGGGCGGCGACGCGTCGTGTCCGATCTGTGGCGGGAACCCGCAGGGGTTCGCGGTGACGCGATGTCCGAACCGAACGATCGGACGCTCGGAGGCTATGGTCGCCGAGTCTCGGCATCTCATGGAGGTCGGTATTCTGCCGACGTCTGGCGGTCTTCTCGATCAGTCGCTGACGTGGTGGCGCGCGGTGAAGATTCTCGCGAGCGAGTATCACGCGACGACGGAACGCAAGCGGGAGCGGAAGGAGTGAACCGTGACTGAAGTGAACCTCGTCGTGAAGGTGGTCGACAAGATCACCGCAGAGACGAAGAAGATCGTCGGTCGGTTCCGCGATCAGATGGCATGGGCGGCGACCGCTGCGAAAGACTTCTTCGCCAAGTTCGACGGAGCGGCGTTCGGAGCCGTTACGAAGGGCATCGAGAAGATCGCGAAGTCGGTCGAATGGCTCGGAAACAAGTTGAACGAACTCGCGCCCAACGCCGAAAAGTTCACCGCGACATTCAGCCCGTCGGAGATGATGCGACTCGAACAGGGAGCCGAGGCGTTCAACAAACTAGGCGCGGCGTGGGACAAGTTCGTCGGGCAGTTACTCGCGAAGGGTTCCGCGGTTTCGACGTTCTTCGACGAACTCACGCAACGTCTGAAACAGGTCACAACTGGGGCGCAGTTGACGGAGGTCGCGGCGGCTCAACTCAGACTCGCAAAGGCGGAGGAGGATCTTTACACCTTCCAGAACAAACGCCTGACCGACGATCAGAGGAAGAGTTACTACTACCGAGGCATCGTCGAAGGACAGGAAAAGGAACTCGCGAACGCGCGCAAGGCACTCGAACTCGCGAAGGAACGCTACGCCGTCGAGAGGCAGCGGGTCGAAAACTTCAAGAAGGAAGCCGAGGAGCGCGAAACGGGCGCGCTTATGGCTCCCGTGGCGGGCCTAACTCCTCCGCTCCAGTTCAGCGCAGATGACATCCGCGAACTTCAACGGATCAGCAGCGAGGCGTTCCAAAGTCAACTCGACACCGATATCGCGGCATGGATCGACTACAACTCGGAACGCGTTGAAGTTCATGCCGACGCGCTCGAAGGCATCTCCGAGGAGGAACTCGACTTCATCGCGACGATGCAACGCATCCGCGACGAGGACGTGCAACAACAGATCGCCGATCAGGAAAAGATCGCGCAAGCCGCGCGCGATCGACTAGATCAGTCCTTCGAGGAACACCGTCGAAACATGGAAGCGATGGCGGAACTCGACCGACAACGGATCGAGAAAGCCGCCGAGGAGATGCAGAAACTCCGAGACGACATCGACCGTATGTCGAGCATCATCACCGATAACTTCATGGCGGCGTTCGACTCGATCATCCAAGGAACCGAGAGTGTCGGTCGCGCGTTCACGCGCATGATCGGAAGCATCCTCGCCGACGTCGGTCGCATGATGGCGGCGGAGGCGATGAAGAAGTTCATCTCCGGCGTCCTCGGAAGTCTGTTCGGAGGCGCGCCGTCCTACTCGACGCAGAACGGCGGCGCGTTCGACGCGTTCGGCGGCGAGATCTCCCCGCTATATGACACGCTCCCGGGTCAGGCGTCCGGCGGCTTCGTCGGAAGTCGCGGCGCGTTCATGGTCGGCGAGCGCGGGCCGGAACTGTTCGTGCCGCCGTCGTCGGGGAACATCATCACCGCCGCGCGTTCGGGCGGGAACTCCGTCAGCGGCGTGACTATCAACGTCAACGGCGCGCAAGATCCCGGGCGCACCGCGCGGGAAGTAAAAGCCGCGCTGATGTCGCTCATGTCGAGCGATCCGGCGGCGCGTCAGCGTCTCCGCGTCGTCGCATCGGGAGGCGGCGTCGCGTGAGCCTGACGCTGATATACGAGAACTTCCCCGGCACGACCGACCTCGCGTCGCCGTGGACGAACGTCAACGGGATCTGGACGTCCTACGCCGTCGTTAACTACACGGGAACGACGACGCTCCCGCCGACGCTCGCGTACACCTCCGGCGCGGCGATCCTCGCGAACATCACGACGGGGTTCTTCGGGTCGAGTCCCTCGACGGCTCCTCCGCGACCGATGGGGAAGACGATCCTCGCGACGAACTGGTTCGACCAACTCGCGGGCGACGCGACGAACGATAAGGTCGCCGAGGTGTCGTGCGACCTCGTGTGGCGCGATCAGACCGATCAGTTCACCTATACGTCGGGAGGAAGTCCGACGACGATCGCGAA